TCTTCACGGAACGCGGATCAGTGGGAGGTGATTGAGTTTCCTGCGATTCTTCCGAGCAACACCCCGCTTTGGCCAGAGTTCTGGAACCTTGAGGAATTGAATGCGGTAAAGGCATCGTTGTCCGTTCAGAAATGGAACGCGATGTACCAGCAACAGCCAACCAATGATGAAGGCGCGATCCTCAAACGTGAGTGGTGGCGCAAGTGGGAACACAGTGAACCGCCGTATGTGGACTACATCATCCAGTCGTACGACACGGCGTATTCCAAGAAGGAAACCGCTGACTACTCCGTCATCACGACTTGGGGCGTGTTTTTCCCGGACGCCGATTCGGGACCCAATGTCATTTTGCTGGATTGCACGCGAGGGCGCTGGGACTTCCCGGAGCTCAAACGCATTGCCAAGGAGCATTATCGGGAGTGGAATCCCGACAATGTGTTGATCGAGGCCAAAGCAACAGGGATCACGCTGCAACAGGAGTTGCGGAAGATGGGCATTCCTGTGACGATGTATTCGCCGGGTGGCCGACGAGCGGGACAAGACAAAGTGTCCCGAGCGCACGCCGTCGCGCCAATCTTGGAGTCTGGCATGGTCTGGGCTCCGGACACGGAGTGGGCTCAGGAGTTAGTGGAGGAGTGTGCGGCATTTCCGAATGGTGACCACGATGACATGGTGGATAGTACGACTCAGGCCCTCTTGCGATTCCGTGCCGGTAATTTCATTTCCTTGAACTCGGATTATGAGGACGAGCCTTCGGATCGTGCGCTTGTGCCCACCTACTATTAGCGCATAAAATCCCGGAAACCACTGACGGGAGATCGGGATGAAGTCGGCACGGGATTTACTACAGGCGTTTGCCCAAGGCGGTGAAGTTCAAGGCTATGCTTATGGCGGCCCTGTCGGGATGACCCAACAAGAGTTTGATGCGTATAAAGCTCGGACCGGAAGGTTTGGTGGCACAACAAACACTTATTCTGGCCCCGTCCCTATCCCGCAAAACGTATACGCGGATGCACAAGACAACTTATATTGGTTGACTACAGGTAACGACGGTAATCAGTCTTGGTCGTTGGGCGATCAAAACTTCGCTATAGGACCTGATGGAAAACCTGTGCTTCCTGCTGTAGCACCAGCAACCGCTGAACCGTACATCAAATATCCGTTTAATCCCAACGCACCTAAACCTGAGCCCATCAATACAACTCCTTTCGTTCCAAATCCTACGGGCACCCTTCCAAAAACGGAAAACGGATATAAGGTTCCTGAGTACGACCCAAGTAAGAATCCCATGGTCGCGCTTGGTTACAATCGTTTGATGGCAGACCCTGCTTCTCTTGGATTCAAAACCCGTGAATGTGGGCCGATGGGATGTATCTCCCCACAGGTCATAGGCACTGTCTACAACCCGACTACCGGACAATACTTTCAAACAGGCGCAGGCAATCCGTTTGAAGTAATGCCGGAAGGCTGGCTATATACTTCCGCTCAAGGAACTATACCGCAAGCAGGCCGTCCTGCTCCTACGCCAAACCCATCGTTGCCGGGAACACCTGTTCCTACGCCAACGCTTCCTGAATCACGTGCAGGTGGCTTCCGTTTTGCTCCCGCTAAAAGAGAAGATCGCCGCTATCAGTTTGAACGTCCTGCACAACCGCAGCAGTCTCGCCCGCAAGAACGTCCACGGTTCACGCCTCAAGGACCCGGTAACAATGCAGGCTTAGACGAAGCCTTGCGTGGGTACAGAGAACGCTCAAACGCCCCCGCACTTCCACCACAGCAATTCGCCGCCGGTGGTTCGGTCATGGGACAGCGTGGTTATTCGGAAATGGAAGCAAGTCCTAGCCGTGTTGGGTTCAAGAAGTGGACAGTGCCAACTAAGCAAGTTGCTGTAAAAGGCGTCATGTACAACCCAACCACAGGTCAGTATTTTGAAGTGGACTCAAGTACGCCCTACCAGCAGGTTCCTGAAGGTTGGAAATTTACGATGACGCCGGGCAGTATTTCTACTGCGGGTGAGGCGTCAAGGCCAAGTGAGATGGCCAAGCTACCTGAGCAGTACCAGCAGAAGGCGATGACCTCCATTGCAGAGAATCAGCAGATGATGCTCGACTTCCTGAAAAAGAACCGCATGGGAGTCTGACATGCCATTGCCAGAGTGGTATACCTCGCCGTTCCGCTATAAGCAGGCGGATCTTGATCAGATGGATCTGTACAACAAGCAGATCGAAGACTACAAGACCGCAGCCGAGGCGTATAACGCCGCGTTGGACAAGTACAAAGCGGACGTTGAGTTGTACAACGAACGTGTGAACGCATGGAACAAGGGCCCTCGCACGAGTGACTTTGGCTATAAGCCGCCTGCTGAGTTCACGATGGCGCAGCCCAAGGCACTTGATTTTACGCAAGAAGATCTTGACGCATTTCAGCAAGAGGCCCAGGCCCGTGCGACGCGAGCCCAGCAAGCGCGCAACACGGCCTATACTGCGGCGATCAACCCCTCACAATACAATCTCGCGGGCTTTAGCTTCGCGGACGGTGGGGATGTATCCGCAGATCGTGCTGCATTTATCAAACAGTGGTACGACGAGAAGTACGGAGACAGCCCTTCACGCTATGTCGTCAATGACAGGGGCTACATGACCGATCCGCGGTACAAGGCACTGATGACCGCGGCACAGGACAAAGACACACCGCCTACAACGACAACTCCAACTGTAATAGACAAGTCAGCTACAAGCGTAGCCCCAACGGTATCCTTTACTACACAGCCCGTTTCACCTGCTTCTGGAAACATGGTTACTTTAATGGGGCCAAACACTCCGTTAGTTAAAGCTGAAGCGGCTCCGGGGGTTTATATGAGCGCCAGCAATGTCGGCATACCCCTTGCGCCCGGAGAAACACAAACAATTAGCCGAGAGGACGCAGAAGAGAGGGCAACTTTACTTGGAACAGGCGAACCTAGTAAATCTAAACAAGCCGGTCCTTATCGTGATGCCGGGTTTTATACACCCCCTACGACAAGCACGGGGACGAGACTGCCTATTTCGGGGCTGTTCACAAGATCACTTTCTGCTCCTTCAACATCTTTCGTACCCGTTTTTCCAGAAAATAGCTCACTTCTTTCGTTGCTGGAAGGGTACAAAAAAGATCGCTTCGCCAACGGCGGCCCTGTCGACGCGCGGCCCGCGTACCAGCGTTTGCTCGCCGCGATCCAAGGTCCACGGAACTTGGCGGATGGTGGTGAAGTCGAGCGCGATCCATTGGCGGTCAGTGAAGAAGGGATCACGGTCCAAGGACCACAAGCACAGGCTGATTACTCGCAGCTGTTGTACGATGTCACCGCCGACCTGACACCGGGGCTTGGTGAAGCGCGTTCCGCGCAGCGTTCTGGTGAAGCGTTCGACAAAGCCAAGCAAGCTTTTGCTGCGGGAGATTACCTGTCTGCACTCGGCTTTGGTAGCTCGTCTGCTGCTGAAGCATTGGGAGCGCTGCCCATCATCGGCATGGCAGCGCGCATGCCTGCGGGCCTCGCGCGCATGAGTCCAAAAGTTGTTGATCTGTTTGAAGGTATTACTGCTCAAAAGGCCGCTATTCGAGATCAAATTGCAGGACTAGGTGATCCAAAAAACGTCAGAGGCGAGGCCAAGAAGCAACTGCAGGCATTGCAGCAGCAGGAGCAGGATTTGGCAATGCGTTCCGTGTATGCACGAGGCAAGGCAGAAGAAGGTGTTCCTGAAGAAGAGATCGTAAAGATCCTTGAAGAAGGCGCACCGGGCTGGGACTTCGGGACTAAAGCGTCACGGACCACGGGTCAGGTCAATCTCCAAGACGTATTCGCCACGGATCACGGGCCGGATGCACAGTGGTTAAAAAGCAAGCAGGAAACCGTAAAGGCAAAAGGCCGGGATAAATACGGTGTCCCTAATATGAGCAGCATTACAGGATACTTTCGCGGACAAAAGCAGCCCGTAGTTTCTGTGGAGGAGCTGGCCAAGCTAAAGGGCGCGCGTGGCGAACAAGCCAATCCGCGTAAGAAAGATCTGGAATGGATCAAGAAAGACATGCAAGAAAATGGTCTTGCCAATATGGGCGCGCCATTTATCACAGTCGGATATGACGGTGTTCCATGGGTTAGTGAAGGCAACCACCGCATCATGGCAGCTAAAGAGCTGGGCATAGAAACACTGCCCGTTGAAATCCGTTATTTTGACGGCGGAGAAATGGCTGCAAAAGGTGCCTTTGCTCCGGAAGAATTGGCTAAGACGTTACAAGAACCTGTAAAGCTTAACTTTGCCAACGGCGGCGAAGTAACCAACTTCATCCGCAAGCGCGCCGAAGGCAGCCCTGAACAGGGCGAAGAAATGGACCCTGAATCAGTCGGTGAAGCACGCGACATGCCGACTATGCCACCTGCGGTCAAGATGTTCTTGGGTGATGTGTTGTTTGGCTGGGGCGAGAACCGTGGTGTGTCAGAAGAGGACATTTCACAGGAGCAGCGTGACTGGTTTATCCAGCGTGCCTTGGAAGCGAAGGCACAGAAGGAAGCGGAAACGGGTGAGCCGGTAACCGATTTGTACATGTCCAAGTGGGACACCCCGACTTCCCCTGAGCAGATCGGCGGGTTCTTTAGCAAGGATCCTGGATACAGCGGCTTCTTTTCCCCTGCCTATCAGCTCCGCAATTACTTAGGAGACACTAACGTGCGCTTCTTGCCGGATGGCAGCATCGTCACGCGTAACGAGACGTATGACTTCAGTCCTGAATACGACAAGAAGAGTCTGACGGAATGGATCAAGGACCAAGGTCTTATAGGTGCTGCTGGGAAGATCGGTGCAAAATACGGTACGCGCGAAGACAGTGGTAAAGCGGTTAAACGTGATATAAAGTGGCGCTAAATCCCGCCCAACGAGAAAGCCATGCCAGTAGATAAAGCAGTCAACCAAGCCCCGGCCCTTGAGCTGATCGTCAATGACATCGAGGAACCGGAAGTCGAAATCATCCTTGAGGAGGATGGCGGTGCTACTGTCGAAATCGGCGAAGATGATTCTGCTGACGTAGATTTCTACGCCAACTTGGCAGAGGTCGTCGATCCGGACGCCTTGGGCCGTGTCAGTATGGACTTGATGGATTTATTCCAGTCCGACAAGTCATCGCGCGAGGAATGGGAAAGCCAGTACACCAAAGGTCTTGAGCTTCTTGGCTTGAAGATGGAAGAGCGCACGCAGCCATTCCGTGGCGCGTCAGGCGCGGTCCATCCGATGTTGACCGAGGCGGTTGTTCAGTTCCAGTCGCAGGCGTTTAAGGAACTGATGCCCGCAGGCGGCCCTGTTCGTACGCAAGTCGTGGGCCGTGAGACATTGGACAAGGCGCAACAAGCCGCCCGTGTTCAGGAGTTCATGAATTATCAGATCACTACCGTGATGAAAGAGTTCACTCCTGAGATGGATCAGGCGTTGTTCTATCTTGGTTACGGTGGTTCGGTGTTCAAGAAGACCTATCACGACTCCACGCTGGGTCGGATGGTGTCCAAACTGGTCTTGGCGGACGATTTGTACATCCCGTACACCGGTTCAAGCGTCATGAGCCAGTGTCCACGCATTACGCATCGCATTGCGATGTACGAAAACGACTTCAAAAAGCGTGTTTGGGCCGGTGAGTACTTGGATTACTACATCCCAGACGCCGAAGACGCGCTTCGTGTCAGCGATATTCAGGATGGAATCGACCGAATTGTTGGTTTAGAGCCGACTTCCAACACCGACGAGGTGTTTTTGCTTGAATTCCACGTCGATTTGGACTTGGAAGGCTTTGAAGATCGCGATGGAGACGGTAATTACACCGGAATCAAGCGTCCGTACGTCGTAAC